CTGTTGTGGTTTCTACACTAGAACCTCCTGTAACATCAATACAAGCTAGTGATGAAAGTCCACCACAATTACCACCATACACTTGAAAAACAACATCAGCCATAGTACCTGGTGTGACAGTAATAACATGTGAAGTATTTGTTGCAACAAAAGAAAACCAAACATCATCATCAGCACCTGTACCGGCACATGCCGCTGATGATTGTGTTGCACCAACACTACTAGCGGAAGTTGTTGAGGTACAAGTTGAAGAACTGTTTACTGTGATAGATGTTGCATTTGAACAATCATTATTAGTTGGTGGGCTTATGGATGAGGTAGAAGCAACCCAAGAACTTGTAGTTCCACCACAATTACTTTGTACATAAAGAATATAGGACGTTTGTTGGGTTAAACTACTCGCGGTCGTGGTTGTTGTACCGACTATTCCAGATGCCGCAAGTCCGGTAGATCCGCTACCGCCAGCACCTGACGACCTTAATTCCCAATTATAACCATTGATTGGTGTTGGTGATGGTGCCGTCCAAGAAAGATTTGCAGTTGATGATGAAGTGTATGATATTGTTGGTAATGTAGGACCTATACAAGACTGCACAGTCCAAATAAATATTAACCCTGTTGAAGGAACACATCCACTACGAAACCTTACGTTGTGAGCATTAGATGTTCCAGCGGTTGTACCATTTGGTGCCCCCCAATTTGGTGTTGCATCCGGTATAGAAGTTGTTAATCTTCTGTTATTGTAGTCTGTATTTGTGGAACCCCTTAAACCAACCATTGGTTGATAAGTTGTACTTGTTGTAATTGTCGTCATATTACCATACACAACACTTATTTGACCATTTGATTTGTTTACTCTAATTTGAAATGAAAATCTTTCTGAACTACTTTGTAAATATCTTGCGGCATTTTGCCATTGAAACACCACTTCAGTACCTACATCCTCCCATCTTCTTTCATATACTTGTGACGCAATTGCCGTACTTCTTAAATCCATACCCATACCTGCAATAACACCTACTGCAGTACCTGTTGATGATATTGGTCCCGTTACACCGTTTCCTGTTGTTGTTGTTCCTGGGTTTAAAAACAAAGCACCATCTGCTGTCATATTAACAGATGTAATTGTTGTATTGTTAAACTGAAATTGTGAACCAGATGGTATTGTAAAATAACTACCATCAGTATCATAAGTGATAGCACCGCCTGTTGTTGTTACTAATTGCGTACCACCAACAATTGCTGTATATGTACCAGTTGTTTCAGAAAATGAATAAAGACTTGATACTTGTGTAAAACCCAAAAAAGAAATTAGGGTAAATAGTAAGATTAAAAAATTTTTCATAATTAAGTATTTTTTCTTAATAAATACTTTGAAAAAGTTTAATTATAAAGTAAATTTTGTGTCAAATGAACATTTGGTGTTATTAAATTATTATTCACAAAAAAAGGAGATAATTTCTTATCTCCTTTCCATTTTATTTTTAGTTTTGATTATCTCAATTCTCTCAAGTCGAATGTTCTAACTCCATCAACTGTGATACGTCCGTAGAAACGGTTGTTAACCATTTTCTTAGCGTATCTCGTCATTATACCTTTAATTGGTGTAAAGTTGAATGGGTTATACATTGTAGGTGTTAATTGTAGAGGTACGTAAGGTGCGTAAACGTATCCTGTGTCTAACAATGAAGAACCTTTGTGACCCAACAAGATTGTGTTTGGTGGGAAGTAAGGATCTCTATACACTTGGTAACGACCTGCTAATGTACCAACTCTTTCGATACCCATATTGTATTGGTCTTGCTCAGGAGACGCGTTAGATACGTGGAAGTATTCTAAGTCATCAAAGATTGCAGAAATTTCAGAAGAAACTACGATCCAGTTAGCACCACCTCTCAAAGTAGATTTGTGAATTTGTGCAGAAATTTGGTTAATCGCAGTAATCAACGTTTGATTCCAGTCTTTTTGAGTGTAAGAAGTTGTAAGTGACAATCTTCTCCATCCGTTGTAATCCCATCTCAAATTCCAAGCAGCACCTTTTCTAAGGTCTCTAAGGATTTCTCTATCGATTTCAGCAGCAACTTGTTCAGATAATAAAGCTGTCAATTCAGCTTCAGCATCGATGTTATGGAATGCAGCAACGTCTTGAGCAAGTTCTGGAGACCATTGCGCTCTTAATTTTCTTTCAGATACAGAAACTGTTACAGACTCTAAATCAAAAGAAACTTCTCCGATTTTTTCTTCAAATTCTAATTCTTCATATCTTTTCCATACAGCAGTAAATGATGTACCAGAAGTAATTGCAGAAATAGAAGAACCTGTATATCCGTCTAATGATGTATCACCACAAGTAGCACAAGCAGGACAAGAAAGGTCAACTTCTAAGAAGATACAACCATTTGCATCACAAATATCGTAGAAAGATCCACCATTACCTGTGTTAGATGCAGTCCCTGCAGGACTTCCAGCTGGGAAATAAGTTTGTGATTGTTGACCATATTCTACAATTCCTTTACCATATTTTTGAGTAACAACTCTAAATAAAAGTGGTGTAGATGCCGTAGGAAGTGGACAAACGTTAGAAGCTGAAAAACCAAGACCTGTGTCAGGTAAAATTTTCAAATCAGAAAGGAAAGTTTCAGAATCAATTTCATTTCCATCAGGTCCAATTAATTTTCCTGCACCTGGTACGTTATTCCATCCACAAAGTTTGATAAGAACTTTTCTTGTGTTACCAGTATAAGCATTAACTAATGTTCCTGTTGCATCAACTAAAGAACTACCAGTCCAAACAACAACTGTAGCTGGAGCTGTAATAGCCGACCAACGACCTTTTGAATAGTCAAATAAACCACCTGGATCTAATCCTGGTTCTGCACCTTCGTAGAATAAATCATAAAGATTTTTTGCGTAAGGGAATCCAGAGTCATAACCTTGTCCTGGACTGTTTTGACCAGAGTTAACTGCTTCTGGAGAACCAACTGGTGGATAATGAACACCTGATGTTCCGTTATCGTAACCACTTGAATAACCTTGAATTTTAGGTACAAAGTAGAACAATTTACCGATAGGTAAGTTCATAGCTTGTACAGATACGATATCGTTAGCTAATAATTTAGAGAATACTCTTCTAACGATAGGGAAAACAACAGTTTCAAAAGCTCCATTTGAACCTTCAGAAGTTGCTTCGTTAATTAGGTGAGATGCTTGGTTTTCATATAACTGTGCAACGTTCTCTTTTAAATGTCCTTTAAGACCTTCCAGGAATCCTAATCTATCCCATTTGTTAATTGTATCTTCTTTGATAACTTTAAGGTGTTTTAAACCGATGTTACCAACAAGACCTGATTCTAATAATGCTCCCATTTTATTTGTTTTTTTAGCTTTATTTTTTATTTATGTATATTATAAATATACTGTACTTTTAAAAAGTTTATTTTATTTTTGCCATTAAGTCTTTCATTCTTAAGAATTGTGGGTTTTCGTAAGTTTTTGACTCAATCAAATTAACCGCAGAACCAGTTTCTGGTGTTCTAGAAACTGTTCTTTGGATTGATTCAGTTATTGTACTTTCACCACCAACTTTTTCATTTCCAATTTCGTCTTTAATAGCTCTGTAAAGATTTTTAGATTCTTTTAAAGTTTCAACGTTATCAAATCTTTTAAGAATATTAATCTTTTCTTGTTTTGTTGTTGAATGTTCAGTAAACAATCTAGTAGCGTAAGCTAAATTTGAGTTAAATACTGCAACTTCATTTAATTTTGTTCTAAATAAATCAAGTGCTCTTCTATACTCTTCATTTTTTTCTTTTAATTGTTCAACCTCTTCATTCATTCTACCTTTTTTAATGTTGATATTAGCACTAGAATGTGCTCTTGGTTTTGGTAAACCACCTTCTCTAAATCTATCACCATTACCTCTTGTTCTAGCGGCTTCTTTGGTTTCCATTTTTTTCATAGGTTTTTTATCAAATCCATCAACATTAACTTCTTCTTTGTATTCAAATTTTGCTTTACCAGTGCCCATAGTTTTGTTGACTTTTTTCTTAACAGTTTTAAAGCCACCATCCATATTTGGTTTTTTACTCATTTTATACTTAGAAGCGGAACCCATACCCATACCTTTAGCTTTAAATCTGTTTTTAGCTTCTTGCATTTGGGTTGGTCTTGGTTCTACCGTTGTGTTAGCATAAGGATCCTCATCTTCATCAAATTCTAAGTATTCAGAATCTGAATCATCTAAATCAAACTCATCTGAATCCGCATCTTCAGCAAAACTAAATTTTGATGTTTGTTCACCTTTTGGTAAATCATCAAGTTCTAATTCGTAAATTTGTTCTTCACCTAATTCACTAAAATCATCATCCATATCACGCATATGTTTTGGTTTAATAGTAAAAGAATCATCTTCATCCTCATCATAATCAGAAAGAGGTGTATTCCAACGAGCTTTAGCCATAAAATCATCATCTTCTTCATCATCAAATGAAAAATCAAAGTCTTCTTCGTCCTCGTCTTCAAATGAAAAATCATCTTCGTCTTCATCACCAAAATGGTGAGAATACATATCAAATTCAGATTTTCCAAATTCTTTAAGTTCTGGATCTTCCATCATAGACTCACTTAACTGAATGATATATTCTGTGTCGTTTTCGTTATCTGATAAATGTATCATATTATCGTCTCTTTTTACGACAACACCGTCATTATCACCCATAGCTCTAAATACTCTTAATACTTCAGCATCAGAAGCTCCGGTCATATCAATTGTGTCATCATCAGAAGGCATAGTTACATCAGTAGTCATATCCTCGTCATCCACATCAAATGTGTCTTCTTCTTCGTAATCTACATCTTCTTCATTATCAGTATCAAATTCGGTATCAACCTCATCCTCAACTTCTTCATCGTCAACCTCATCTTGTTCTTTAAGAGATTCTTTTACTAATGAACTAATTTCTTTCTTCATTGTTGAAGAAAGTATTCCTTGTGCATTTTTTTGTAAGGACTCTTCCAAATTTTTAATCTGGAATAATGCGTCCTCTACTTCTTGTTGTTTTCTTGCCATTTTATTTTTTTGACTTTATTCATATAAATACATCATTTTTTAGAAAAGTTTAATTTTTATAATTTAAAGACAAAAAAAATGGGAACAACTATTGTCATTCCCATTTATTATTTTTATATTTTTTCTTTTTTTATTCTATAACCTCATCTATCTTACTTTCGGTTATTGAAGTAATCCTCCAGTCCATTGTATAGTTTTCGTATACTTTAGTAACTTTAGCCTCAATGTCTGTCGGTGTGTAACCCAAAACTAATTTTTCTTCTTTTACTTTTTTTACTCTTCCAGATTCACTATCCAATAAATCTGATGTAATCTTTGCTACAAAATATTTTTCTCCTTGTTCCATAATTTTTTTATTTTCCCAAATAATCGGATAATCTTTTCATTAAGTCAAGAGATTTGTTGCCAGCTTCACCAATATTTCTTTCAATAGCCATTCTTTTATCTTCTTCTAAATTTTCATCAAATTTATGTCTGTCATTTTTATCTAAAAATAAGTAAGCTCCAGGTGTTGATGGGGATGACACAAGGTCAAAACAGATTAATTCAAAATCATCTTGTACTTCATTTTGTTCACCAACTTTTTTTAACGACCCAACACCACGAGAAGAAATACCAAGTGTAACACCTTGTCTAAGGTAATTTGCGGCCATATCACCTTTTGTTGATACAATACCTCTTTCGTGAAAACCAGGACTTGTTAAAAGTTTTAATTTACCAAGTAATACGGGTCCGTCCCACCAAACTTCAGTTATAATATGTGATACACGGTCAAGATCAATAAGT